CACCTGCTTATCAAACTCGCCTCCCCAGGCCTCGCCGTAGAGTGTCTGAAAATACGACACGAGATTGATGATGCTGTCCTCTTCCAGCTCTTCCGTCCAGGTTATCCAGCCTGCACATGTCTTCGCGGTGAGTATCTCCTGCTCGAATGTCGGACTGTTTTCGATCTTTGCGCCCGTTTCATCTGCCGGCCATGCAAGGGTTATCCCTGTTCCGCCAGCAGGCAAATACATCGTCCGAGCTGTCATAGGGATATCTGTCACTTTCCCCATCATCTGGCTCGCCTGGGTCGCGATCCTCATCACCTCGGTATACCACTCTGAGGGAACGAGATAGGATCCTGTAGTCGCATCTCCTCGGAGTACGGTCCCGAGGGCTGCCTTCTCCTGGGCTTCGGTCATGTTGAGAAAATTGTTCCAATCTGATTTATCGTCCCAGGGATCACCCTTTCTGGAGAACCGTCCGCCATACTTCTCGATACTGTTCATGTCGCCATTGGAAGCAGCCATGAGGAACTTACCGCTCTTCTGTTCCGGGGTGAGATTCACTTCCTCATCCGGTTCCTTCACTGACGCTTCCATGATCGAGCTGATGGTCTCATTGAGTGCCTCGACTTCAGCCTCTTTTTTGGTCTGGTAATCGTCGGTGTTCTTCTGCATCTGTTCGACGACACCCCATAGGTCCTCGGTTGTGGCCTCCTCTCCCTTCTTACGCATCCCTTCTATCATTTCAAGAATGTTTTTAGGCATCTTGTTTACTCCTTGTGTATGAATTTTCCGAGTGTTGCCGGTCCGTGTAGTGGTAGCTGCTGTTTTTCTGCAGGTGGTTCGACCTGTTTGGTCCCTGCCAGGAGTCCCTCATACTTTCCCGGTTTCTGCTCTTTCTGTAAAAGCGTTTCCATGTGATCAATTTTTTCACAGAGGTTGTTCAGAGTGTCTTTCATCTCCAGCAAGAGATCACTCTCCTCTGTAGAAATTGTATCTTCACTCGCAGCCTCAAAAGTGCCATCATGCGATTTACAATGCTTCTTTGCTTCCGAGGCCTTCCATGTTTTTTTCTTGTACCGATACGCCTGCTCAGTCATTTTGGTTTTGCCTTTGAGCTTTCCGGCAATGATATCATATTCTTTGCCTTCATGATCGCGGGTATATCGCTTGAAGGTATCCTTGTCAAAATCGCCAGGATCCCGGAGCCGGCAAGCGTGCTCATTCGGATAAGGGTTCTCTTCGATATCGAAATCCTCCTCTTTTTCCTCTTGGAGAAATTGCTTTTCATCACCGGTGAAATCCTTCGCCGCTTCCTCTTCTGCTGACTTCGCTGCCCGGAGAGCGTTCGGATTCGCTCCGACATTTACAATACTGAGCTCGTACAGCTCGGCTTTCGTCGTGATGACCCATGGCTTCTTCTTTTTCGAGCTTCCTTTATCGTCATCATCCTGAGACGGATGCTCACGCTCCTTTGCTATATATCCGACGGAAACTGCTTTCAAGATGTTGTCATCAACGAGCCCATGCACGATATCAGCGAGCTCGTAGATTCCAGAAGAAGCGAACCGGACCCGCTTTGCTTTTAGCTTGCCATCTTCCTTCACTGCGGATCCTACCTCACCGATTCCTGGGATATCATGCCGGTGTCCCCATAGAAGAATGCTGTTCTTCTTGAAGTTCTTGAGATCCCAGCCGTCAACACGGATAATCTCTCCGTCCCGGTCGATGATCTCATCCGACATGATGAATGCGTATTCGTTCTCGCCGGTCTTCTTTATCTCACAATTCAAAAGTGCTTTCTCTAATTTCATTTTTTAATCCTCCACCGGTACTGTAATACAGCGACAATTAATAGTTTCCGATGGGTCGCCGCTTATATCGTGCGGATATTCCAATCCATTCGAAAACCTTTTACCTATTGCAACGATCTGTCCATCAATGGCATAATGAGATGGTCTGACATTACCATCTCTCGCGCTTACCCATTTATGTTTGGGAGTATCGATCTCCTGCATTAGATCATAGCGAGCCTGACTCATTGCCCCGTTTACTTCAGTCCGAGCGATAGTCTTTGCCCGACCCCGGGCATTATTAAAAGTATTGCGTGCGCTATTAGCGAGATCCCCGGCGATCTCGTCGTAAGAGAGTCCCTCTTCTATGCCGCGCTCGAGTATAGGTTTGAATTCTGACTTGAGTTGTTTTGCGACTGTCACATTGATTTCTTCGAGGTCCTTCGCTCTTTTTGCGAGAGCCGCCATTGCCCTCGGGTTAGTCAGACCGTATGCAATGTCTCCGGAAGCAAGCGTCTCAATACCGAGCTCGTAGGCCTGTTCCACATAGGGAAAGATATTTTTCCGTAATAGCTCCGTAGCGGCTGATATATCAAAGATCAAATCATCCTCGATCGCGGCGGCCTTTACGCTTTTGTATCCCTGGCGCTGTAAGATATTTTCCAGGACTTCGGAACGCAGGTCGTAAAAGTAGTCCATCAGTTTCGCGGCCATTTCCTTTTCGACAGGTTCGCCGAGCCGTATCACGGCTTTCCAGATCTGCGTCATTTTCACATATTCATGACTTACTTCCGGTAGGAGCTTAACTGAAGCCTGCTGCTGCGGTTGCTGTTGTCTTTGTAGAGCCGCCGTTCCATCATCCCCAACCGGCATCATATTAGCGAGAGTCCACCACACATTGCCCCAGGGCACATCTTCGAAACCAAGTTCAAATCGTTTATTGATCTCGTTCCTTGTGAAACCTAATTTTGAGAGAATCATTGCCTGTTTGAGTTTCTCAGCCATACCCTCGCGGAGGGCCTCGACCTGGTCCAGATCGAACTTCCCCGACAAGCCGATCAGCTTCTCACGTTCAAAGAACTCTGTTCTCAACACGTCCTCGGTCAGACACATTTTAGGGATGAGGTTGTTTTCAAAAAGTGCTTTCTTCTGCTCTCTTACATTACTCTTGATACTTGCATCTTCGAGGATCCCACAAAGAGCAGGATTCACACTGAGCACTGCAAAAACTTCAGCCCGAGACCATTTGCGCTGGGGGATATATTCCATGTCTTTCTGAGCTATAGTTACTGGCGTGAAATACGATCCATGAGACAGCACTCCCATAAGCCCCGTCTTACTCAAGCCTCTGTGCCTTTTCGCAATACGGAGTTCAATAGCATCCTTCTCTTGATCTGTGATTGATTCAGATTTGGTGGTTATAAATCCTCCCATAGCTGCATTGTTGTTGAAGAAGTAATAATTAAGGGCTGCTGCAGAGTAATCGATATGCAAACCCAGGAGGGTCGCTGTCAGAGGGGAGAGTCCCCGGAAGCGGTTATACGGATTGTAATATTTGAATTGTATGATGTCTTTCGGATCGATGAGGATCTTCGATTTATCCGGAGCTTGATATGTCCATTGGACCACCTCGCCGTTGTGGACATTCTCCCGCAGATATTCCGGTTCGAGTATCCGGATACGTGACGGAATTTTCCCGGTTACATTCTCTCGTATCAGCCACCAGAAACACTCACCTCGCATCGATAACCACAGAGGGATACTCTCTATCAGTGCGTACCGATTCATGTATGGGCCGACGTTATTAAAGAGCTTCCACAACCAGGCATACTGTCCCGCCGGCTTCTCTATTTCGTTTTCGCCGTTGTAAAGTTTAAACGGGACCTGGGCCATATTCTGAGCCATGACCTGAATTGCGGCATATACCCAAGAGTTATCTATGTAGGGATCCCGGATCCGGATATATTGCGGATTGTCCTCATCACTTTCAAGGCTCAAATAATGCAGAAAGGTATCTCCAGGAGGAAGTACCGTTGAGAACTGCTGAAAGCCGGCACCGATCCCTTTCTCTTGTTTCACAATCTCTCTTTTTCCATCTGCAATATCGAAAAAGTTGTTGATCCGTTCTCGTAATTTCATACGTGGATTCCGTGTGGTTTTTCATGATCGAGCTGCATGATCATGTATCTCAAAGTATCCGGACCGTGATCGTCTACTTTCAATGGCTCCTCTTTCATTGGCTTACCATCCTTCTGTTCCAGCCAGCGATAATTTCCTGTCTCGCGTCTCAGATTCGGACAAGTCCGAAAGATCATAATCCGAGGCTTTCCATCCAGCCGAACGATGAGCCGCTCAGCGACTTTCTGGATCCCGGTAAGTACGTCCTTCTGCGCCGGTTTTGTCTGGATCCCGAAAGCCCGGAGCTCTGCATTATCCTGAGCGTCATGATCAGCGACTCCCCATAAATATTTCCGTTTTTGTATCCGGTCTTGCTTGTCCTTATAACTCGCTCGTTTATAGAACTCTTTCGCATGATCCTTGATCAGCGTGTTCGTTTTGTAATATTCATCATAGATATAAAGCCGGCCATCAGGATCAAGCGCTCCCAATAGCAAGACAAACGGATTGACAAAGCCCCAATCAATTCCAAAAACTCGAGACCAGCTTGCCGGGATCTCAAAAGGATCGATAACGTGAACGTCCGGATCCCAGCCCTCGTAAACAATGCCTTCGGCTGCAACCCACTCCCCTTTGATCCTGCGGTTGTACCACATCCCCAGCGGAGTCGTGGCTTTGATATTCTCGATGTACTCCGGTCCGAGGAACGTGTTGTCCTCGAGCTGAAAGTGCCAGGACTTGATCCGGATCCGATTACTCGAAAGCCGTTCTCCCGATTTGGCGATATAGTCCGTCTTGACAAAGTGCTCAGGATAATCCGGGTTTGTGTCCCAAAGGATCCGCGTACCTTCACCGCTGCAACGGTTAAAAGCCTCGATGATCGTGTTCCGGTGTTGTAACGTGACCTCGTTAGCATACCAGCCGTATCCGGTCATTCCTGTCATGTGCTGATAACTGTCTGACTTATCAGCTCCGAAACAGTTGACCTTGTTACCGTACAAATCGAATCGGTTATGCTGATCAAGCTTGATTCTGATCCCCCACCGTTTCTCCCATTCGGTGAAGACGTTCCGCTCAATCGATCCGATAGTATGGCCGGAGATGATGAAGTCGTGTCTCAGGTTGCGCTGTTCGGCTATCAGGATATTGAAAAGATCAATGTCGACTACGGTCTTGCCGGACCGTACCGCGCCCTCACAAATTGTGATAAGAGGCCGTTCCCTATTCTCATACCGTATGATCTCAAGTTGCTTCGTTGTATAATCCACACGCTACTTTATCCCTCGAAAGGATTCGATCATTTCGTCAAGCTTGTTGGTGAAATCTATTTGATGCCGATCGCGCCATTGATCCGGTCGGCGATTCTTCAGCCAGAAGATCTGTGCTACTACGTCCGGAGGAATGTGTCTGATTGTCTGCACAATAACCGGCTCGCCCTCATACTGCATTATCTTGTCTTCCGGATAAGAGTACCCGGTCGCACGTTGAAACAGTTTAGCCTCAACAAGATCATCCGGTTGCTTTTTGCCTTCTTTGATAGCTGCCTTAAATTCGGGGTATAGATTCTTCCATGTATCAACGGTTCGTTTACAGACACCGAGCCTTTTCGCTATTTCTTTGTCGGTGAGACCGTCTCTTGCCATCCAGAAGACGAGCTGAGGATGCCATAGAGGGTTATATTTT